CTAAACAACCCGTTTGCAACAAAACCCCGAAAAATGTTTTTAAATTGTTTCAAGTTTCTAGATCAGCTGGAATTACTGGTTCCTTTGGTGGATTTAAAATATCCTGTAAACGTTCACAAAAATCTGCAGGCAACATTTTCAATGATTCTGCATCAGAAGCCATTAAATAAAATTCTTTATGTCCGATTGGGACTGGGATAGATAATATCCATCCGATTTTAAAATGTTTAGGGTGCAGGAAAAGCTTTTTCATCGCGGCCTTTATTTGTCCTGTACCGTTTTTACCGTATACTTTTATGGGTGACCCAATAGTATACAATTTACCTTTGTTTTTCATCCTATTGCTTTATGTTGGTTACTACTTCCTTCCACTCCACGATTAATACTCATATTTCTCCCATGAGCATGTCCTTGAGCATACCCATTAACTGCTGAGGTTCTTGTTCCCCTTGACTGTCTCAAATTGGAAAATTGCTGTTCCATAAATTCCCTCATTTTAGAATCCCTTGAAAGAACCAGAGAAGTTACCTTTACATTAGCTTGTGTTTCTCTTTCTCGTTTCTCCCTTAATTGGGTATCAATTCCCCTTACTGCTCCCATAAAAAATCCCCTCCTAAAGGCATTCCTTTTTTCTGGAGATATATTATGTTTCCAGGCTTCCTTCTCTGCAGAACGTATTCTTTCTTCTAATTGATCAGCAAGAAATTTCACAGATTCCACATTATCCTTAGTACCTAGTAATATAGCATAATCCTTTAGGTGATCAAATCTATTGACAGAGATTATCATCCTGCAGAAATTATATTTACATAATATATTATATAAGGCGTGAACCCATTTCCCTTCATTTTTAGGATTCGTTATATCTTCTTCATTAAACCTATGAAGATCAGTTTTCTCTGCTGGAGTATGATTACCAATATCCTCCAACTCTAGATTATACTTTAGAAGTAGGTCAGTTACCCTCTCTGCTGCGAGATTAGCCTCATGCAGACTACCAATCTCTTCTGCGCTTTTCTGTAAGCGTAAAAGCTTTTGGATTTTTTCCAGAATACTATCGTCTATTTCTGCCATAAATGATAGTGTTAAAGTTAATTGTGTTTTCCATGATAATGAGTTTAGGTTTTTATTGCAATTAATTATATGCAAATATATATACATTATCGACCATAATGCAAATAAACCTGAAACAATTTTGATCCTTTTTGATCCTTTATTTTATTTTATGTTCGGGATCCAACTCATGATCATCACCTTCATCATCCCAGATAATATCTGGTTTATCGATCTCATCCCATTCCTCACCCCAATATGTTTTCTTTTTATAAATCGGAATATTCTTCTTAAGGTATTTCTCTATATCTTCATAAGGCTCTATCGTGGAACTTGGCGCCTTAGCTCTGGGGTTTGACCCATATACCCAATCATGCTTTTGTAAAGAATAGAATAGGGGTTCCCCTTTAGTTTGGTCAGGTAATGGGTAAGAACTATTTCTTAATGATATGTTGATTATCCTTTCTCTTCTAAAAGCATTTTCCCTATCTGCAAGAATCACCAAGAATATAAATACCACCCAAGGTAACCACCCCATGTTATTAGATTTCTTCATATTACTTAGTATGATAAAAGGTAATTAAAAACCTGACTATCAATCTTAGCCTTTCTTTCCTCTTTAGCCTTATATTCTTCATTATGGTTAAGCTGATAGTTAAAAGCATTGTAGATTAACCAGTCAGTCACTTCTGAAGTATTCAATGTTTTCTTTTCTTCTTCTAAACGAGCAGTCACCTCTTCTACCATAGATACTGGAAAATCAGTTTCTTCTGCAATTTCCTCAATCCTTAACAAAGGATTCCTTACAGATTGACCATGAAGTTCTCTGTATTTATCAAAATGATCCTCTGCTTCTGCAAGAAATAAGGAAACCATTTCCATTACTTTGGAAAAATTGGTTAATTCCTCTAACCCAGGAGTGTGCATTCTGTTAACTGAATCCCAATTCGTAAATCCCATTAACCCATTTTTACATATCTGTCTCCAGAACCCCATAGCAAAATTATATTTTCTGGAACCATCATAGGAATTTGCTACTCTGATTTTAGCATAAACCTTATCATTTTTATCCATTACCAGTTCTTGGTTCTTTAAAATTATATCAATATAGAAACGAGAATACCCCCTCATAATACAATTAGTTTCTATATCATAGAACCTACTTACCTCTTCAATTAACGGAGGAAGAATTTCTTCATTTCTTACCAAGTGGTAATCTTCACTACAATAGTTTACAATCCTTTTTTCACCAGAAGGCAAAGTAATAACCATTGCATAGAGCAACCCCGAAATATGATCGTATTTCGGTAATAAATCCCCCATAGGCATTTTTTCCACAGGAAGATACAGATCTTTCAAAGATACATTTGATTTCATGTTTCTGTGTATTAAATTAAATTCAAGTCAATATCCTTTTCTGAATTAACTTATGATATCCTCCCCAAGTTAATCCATCGTATTGAGTCCCTACACCAAACCATAATCGACATGCCTTTTTAACGTCATAATCTAGATTATGGTATGATTGTACTATATACCAAATCTCAATGCTTTTTTCTGCATCCCAAGCATCATCCCAAGTAAACTGAACTTCTGGTAAATCATATTCTTTCATTATCCTGTTTACTTCTGTAACCATAGGTGGTAATATCTGAAGTATCCCTCTTGCACCAGTTATGGGATTTACTGCATCTTCTTTAAACCCACTTTCCAAAGATATAAAAGCCCTTAGTATAGAATCATCTACTCCATACTTACAAATTAATTCTGGACTTATAACTATAAAGGAATTATCACATGGAGCCATTGCTCTTAATGTAAAAACCCAGAAGATGGAAAACATTACCACAAAGCATACTAGTCTTTTCATAATTCATTACAATTAGTTAGACATAAAGAAATTACTTACTCGCTTGCAAGTCATCTAATTTCCTATAATTGACACCTTTATTATTCTTTATATGTTGAGTAAAGAATGACCCTTTCGATTCGGCCTTTAAAAATGAATCCCACCCACTTGGGGATATTGGCCAATACTGATATATACCACCACTATGGAATTTAATCTCCAAAGTTTTATTATCGTAATCATAGCCTATTTCTGCTATATTACTGGAACCTTCAATTTTAGTTCTTTCCATAATTAATTCCTCATTTCATTTGTGGTTTCCCAAATAAATATCTTATTCCATAAATTCAATAAAGCGTTAGGATATGTATCCTTCCACATATCATCTTCGAGAACATGTAGAATCTGAATAAATACAGCCATTTCATATCTACCCAATTCAAATAATTTATCTGGGTCTTTATGCAATTTCTGAAATTGCTCATAGGCATCTATTAAACCTTTATCAAAATCTTTTCGATCACACCCGTGCATAGCAAGCATTTCTTCAATAGTGAAATCATCTTCGTCTTCTGCCTTACCTAGTATGGGTTCTATTAAGATTTTTTCTAATACCTGGAATTGTAAGGAACAAATGTCCTTAATGATGATTTGCTGTGCTGGTGTAAAGATCATAGTTGTTAATTATTAATTATATTGCAAATATAATACCTTTATAACCACTATGCAATTAATCCTGTTCTTTTTTATCCTGAGAAATTGCAGGAACGTTTTCTACAAAAGGTCTCCAACGTTTAAAGAATCTAGTGATCTCTCTTTCGGGATTAAGTTGAAGTTGGCGGAGTTCATATCTGAATTTATCCCTTTCATCCTGAATCATTGCACTAGGGAATTTCATCATTTCTGTCTTCTTAACAGTTTCTCTTGGTTTCTCTGGTAAAGGTACCTTAACTGATTTTTGAAATTCACCATTTAGGTAAACAATAACCTTTTCAGTTCTTTCACCCATAAGGACAATCCCAAATAATAACATAGGGTCATATTTATCTACCAATGGATTTTTAGCTATTTTCAATCTTTTTATCATCCACTGATAATCCTTATGACCATCTTTCATCTTAATATTTTCTGAATATTCCAATGTTTCTAGATGGTCCCATGTAAGGAATACAAAACCTTGTTCCCTTAATAGTTTAATTAATTGATCTTGATCTTCAGCTTCATTCAGAACTGAGTCAATGATAACCTGTCTTTGAGCAGGTTCAAGTGGTTCATTATTTTCAGACTTTCTTCCTCTTGCTTCAGGTAAAGGAAGAGAACCAATTAATTGAGAAATATACTTTATGATTTTATCCACATCAGACTGATCCATAAAAGTAAATTCAATACGAAATGGTCCATCATGTACCTCCTTAGGTCCACCATAGAATTCTGAATTTTGATTAACCCATTTCTCATCTGATATACGACCCTCCTTATCGAAGAGTGTAATTCTTACTTTCTTTTCCATGTTCTTACGTGTGAGGTTATTAAAAATAAAGAAGCCCCCAACCTAATATCATTTACCCTATAATCTGAGTCATGAGGTCGGGGGTTCAAATAAGATGTAACGACTTAGTCGTCATCACCCTCATTTTCTTCTTTCTTTGCCAGTTTTTTCTTGGGAGCTGGAGCGGCATCTCCACCTTTTTCTTTCTTTTCCCCGGCTTTGGCTTCTCTGCGCATTTTAGCACGAAATTTCTTTTTCTCCTTGTCAGTAAGACCGTCAGGATATTCGTACTTGGTTTCACGGACCTTTTTAGGTTTAAGTTCCTTAACTGATTCTTTTGCCTGTTCAGCAGCAGTTTTGGCAGCATCAACCTTTTTTGTAAGCCCCTCAAACTTCTTGGCCAATTTAGGGTCTTCCGGAGTTTTGTCTTTTTTGATCTTGTTTTCGACCATAAATTCCCGGAGTTCATTTTTAGCTTCTTTTAAAGCTTCTCTCAGAGCTTCAAACTGCTCCTGAGCTTCCTCGAATGTTTTAGGTTTTCCCATTTTTTTAATTGTTAATTGTTAAACTTGATTTATATATAATAATAGTAGCTTTCACTACTAGAATTTCCAAATTTCTTGACTTAGTCTGTAGTTAATATTACGCCAGGTTTATAAAATGTTACCGTATACTGAATAAGATTTTTGACATGTAATCTAACCAGATCATTAACTTCTTCCTCAGATACATCTGTGAAAAATAGATTGAATCTTTGTGTTACCATTAATGTAGGATTCTTTAAACTTTTTCTTTGTCTTTTACCCATTACTCTACATACATTATGTTGGGTACCTATAGATAAAGCTTTTCTTTTCAAAGCATCCCTTCTACCCAAAATATCCAATTTCCTTTTTAAATGAGCATCTCCTTTAATCTTACCTTCATACTCTTTTTCAAGGTCTGTATTAGCTTGGTTTAATCTTTGCCATTCATCTAATATTATTTTATACCTATTCATAACATCATCCTCTTTGGATAAAAAGTTTTACTCACTGCATTCCAATAAGCATTCTGTTCCTGCCCATAATTCTTATAGTCAAGTTTATATTGACCCATTATATAATTCTCTAGCCTAACTTTATAGACTTTATCTTCAATCTGACTTAAAGCAAATAATGACAATATTCTCCAAACATGGACTTTAGTTAGCGTTTTAGCATATTTAATCCGTGAAGGGAATCCTTTAGTTTTTGCTAATTCCCATTCATTCTTCTTGATAAAATCCTCGAACCTTAATATACCATCAATCACATAAACCAAAAGGTGACAACATATAATAGTTCTATTTCTTTCTCCTATAATCAAAAGCGATTTCCGAATTTCATGATCATTACCAAAAAAACTTATTTCCCTTTTCCACATGATCTTTACCTTCAGGATCTTTGCAATTAATATAATTATATTATATAGGTCCTCACGAGGGAAATTATTATTTGGCCAATGCCATTCCCTTTCATCAAAATCTGTAAATTCTATCGGATTCTGATTCTGGAATGAGATAAAATTTACTAGATTGTTTTCGAATTTTCCCCAGAACCTATGATCATAAGTCTTTAGGGAACGAAAAAATCTGGTATATATAAAGGGTTTCTGCATTATTATTATTTATGCAAATATATATTCCGTAATAACCAGTTTGCAACAAAACCCCGAAAAATGTTTTTAAATTGATATCGTGTCCACGTTTGGGGTTAGGTTTTTCTTGTTATGTTCTGTTTGAAGTTCTAGTAAGAATTGGATTACTTCGGCTAAATCTTGGTCACTTAACTCAAGAGAAAGGGCAAGAATCCTTTCCTTCTTGCCCTTATCGAATTTAGCTCCTATATCTGATTTTGGTCCCATTTTTATTTTTTCTTAGGAGGTGCTTCAATCCCACATTCCTTAGCGATAGCTCGGCGAAGTTTATCTGTTTCTGTATCTTCATCGAAATCATCCGGATCAGTATCCAGTTTGTTTTCTTTACAGAGATCTGTAAGTTCTTCGAAATCCATATCTACCAGATCTGACCATGTATAATCATCATCATCCTTTTTAGCGTCTTCTTCTGGGGCTGGTTCAGATTTACCTTTCTTAGGAACTGTTATCTCAAGCTCTTCGGCGATTTCTTTTCTTAACCCTTCATCATCATCTTCGAAATCATCTGGATCAACGAGAAGTTTTTTCTCATCTACCAATTTTACCAGAGCTTTACGTTTCATTTCCAATAAATCGTCCCATGTTAGGTCATCATCTTTTTCTGAGATTTTCTCTTTTTCTGAGATTTTCTCTTTGTCATCCTTAGATAGTTTAGTAGATTTCTCAGATTCAAAAAATTCCTTAACATCATCTTCAGGGATTTCTGGGTCAATGATTCTAGCCGAAATAAAGGTTCCATCATCCATTTTTAATAGGACAAATTGGTCACCTAATTCCAGTACCTTTTTAATTGTTTTACCTTCCATACATAACATTTTTAGTGATTAATCATTTTATATATTATAATAGTATTTCCTAGACTTTAGGGAAATATTCCACTTTCTAGGCTTCTAGCACCCAATTTGAACAGCTTTGGTATACCCTTGTATTCCTACCAATGTTTGTAACTCAAATACCGAATGGTCCAGATAACCTGCATCCTTATGATTAAACCATCCTTCCTCGGGGTAAACTAATGTTGGCTTAATAAAAATAGTCTCTACCCAAGCATTATCGTCCTTAACAAAATCAGATTTTCCTATATCTATAAAACCTCTTGCCATAAATTCAGCCCTTACTTCATCCTCTTCTTTATGACTCATATCTACCCCACATCTCCATTTAATTACCCTTTCCCTGAAATACTCATAAATGTACATGGCTACTTCTGCCCTATCAAACGGACCGCAATCATAATGCTTTTTAAGGCATAAATATATTGCTGAAAGATTTACTATATCATAAGGATAATCGTACCTTTCTCTAAACTGATCAAACCCCTTAACCTTATTAGAATAAGCCATATAATAAGTCCCGTATCCCCTTAATCTTTTAAAGAAAAGAACTTCTTTCTGGTCCAGAATTTCTTTGACATCTTTTAATTTTACCATAGGTCTGCGTTTTTTACGTCTCAATTTTCTTCTATAACAATATCTATAATATTGCTTTTGTAACTGTGTTTCCACTCCAGGTGGGAACTCATATTTAGAATATCGGGATAATTCATGCCTTTGATAGGTTTCTCCATCCTTTAATCCCATTTCTAAAGCCTTAAATCCAGATATGAAATGGTATCTTTTATTCCCAAATTTCTTATTGTACCTATCTGCTTGTACTTTACTATCAAAATGTTTTCTTATCAGTTTCACATCCCTAATATCTCGGAAGTCTACTAAATACCACTTCCACTTATGTACAGCAAATTTCCCTAACCCAGTCACTTTAATAGCATAGATATCCCACAGGTAATGAATACCAACTTAACAAATAGTATATATGGAAAAGGCATCTTCTTAGTTATAGAAAAATATACCTTATCATATAATTTTGTAGTCCCAACATGGTTAAGTTCTACTCCCCTTGATAGGTTATAAAGCAGGTCAAATAAAGAAAATCTTACTAATATGTATCCCACTACTATATACCAGATGTAAGAATTATATTCAAACCTTATTATCCCGTTAAAGAACAGGAATAGTAAACCGGTTATCACAACCAATTTCAGAGCTTCAAGTATACCGGCAAAAGTTTTCATCCCCCTGTCGGCTAATCCTTCGGGTATTGCTTCAAACACAATAAGGAATAATGCTAATAATAAATTCATCATGATTTACCTCCAATTTTAACTTTGTGTAATTTCTTAGATTTATTAAACCAAATACTGATTGATTTCTCAGAAGCATCGGGATATTTTTCTATAACTTTTTTGATCACTTCTTTTTTATCTTTACCCTGTTGCTGTAATTCAAATGTATAAGCCTTTTTAGTACCCTGAAAAATATTGTCATTAGTTCTTTCTCTTTTCCTTTTTAATTTCTTAGTAACCATCTTAGCTCTCTTACGTTTAGTAGTATTGCCTTCATCATCTTTCTCAGCAACGTATCCCAAACGTAATGCTGGGTGAACTAATATATCGGGATTTTCACCCCTTGCCTCCATAACCACCCTTATTTTTTCTTCCTGCCAATCATCAAATTCATCCAAAAGCCCATGTCTAACATCATCATAAAAATGTTCCTTAAAGAAACTATACAATTCATGTACTCCTGAAGATAAAACTTCATCAAAGTCCATTCCCCTGATAACACATTCCCTTTTCAAATCCTTAAATTTCATATTGGCAAAATGTCCATCAGCAGGATGAAGATTCTCTTCATATTTTCTTCTTTTATGACTCATATCATTCTGAATGTTTTAGTTTCCATAACTGGCCAAAAATATCTACCATCATTAAACCCCTCATCCTCGGGGAATAACGGTAAATAGAAATCCCTATCCTTTTTAATAAGCCTTGACCTCATTGCCCTATGAAAGTTTTTATCCCCAAGCCACCAGGGGTAATCAATAAGATATCTAGGTATTCCTATATATAGCTTTTCGTACTTGGTATTAATATCGTGTTTTTCCTTACATACCTCAAGGAACTCATTGAAATATTGCCTCATCGCTAATTCATGACCTATCCACATTTTAACTGCAGGATGATTAGCCCAACTTACTTTTTTACCCTCAAGTACATCAACTATTTGACGGGCTTCTACTACTTGTTTCCAGCATCTCCTTTTATCGAGTGCCATTGCAGAGGTATGAAATTCTTCATATGGAAGGAATGTTTGCATAGTATCTAGTTTATATATAATAAATTAATATAATGCAAATATATAAACTATTTTATCCACTAGCAAATTTTTAGGGTCCTTTTTAACCCTCATTGATAAAAAAGTTTTGAGTCTTCTACTCTTTGTTCTCCTGTAGATTTGTTTTCTCTTTTGGATCTGGATAATTTTCTATCAAGGTCAAAGATTGCTTTATCTAGATAAGATCGGGATTTATGTATATTTTCTATTTCCCTAAAATTAATGGCTTCAGATATCATTACTCTGAAGTTAGGCCAAAATTTTTGCCCTTCCCGACAATTTCTTCTATCGCCCATAAAGTAATTGGCTATAAGTTTAGCAAATTCTATAGCCTTGACTCTTGACTCAAAAAGAAAAAATCCTATTTGGGTTATTTCCCCCACATTAATGGAATTATGCTTTATTTGTATAACCTTATACCCATCCTTAATATATTGGGATATAAGAGGTAAATAAAGTTTAGGGTATTTACCATTATATCCATATATTTCTATTAATTTTAAAACAGAATACTGAGGTAAATTGGTTAAGTTCCTTAAATGCTTTTTATTCCTTACTTTATTCCTTCTTTTAAAAGCTGAAGGTTCTTGAACTTCTAAAGGTAAAATTCTAAAATTATTCCACCTATCAAAATCCAAAATAAGCGAATAAAAGTCCCTATAAGATTCCTCATTAGATCTAGCAAGTTTTTCTAATTCCCTCATGATTAACTTATTCCTTCTAGATGCAATACTATAACTAGCATCCTCCATATATTTTGTAGCCTTAGAAATAGTTTTTCTTTCCAGAATAGTTAATGTAAGGTATTCTTTAAAGGCAAATGATAAATTTATATCTTCTGGGAATAATCCGCCATATTTCTCGAAATGATTAGTAAAAATCTCTAGGAATTTTCTGGCTCTTTTTTGGATTTCTAAATATTTAAAATGGGCCTTTTTCATTATCTCACCAGCCTCCCAAGTTGACTTGTTAAAAGACAATGATAATCCTAATGATGTTCTCTCATCAATATTAAGTATTTTCCAAGCTTCTTCATTAATTTTATCCTTCGCCATCTCCGTATGATAACTGTGCATAAAGTTTATCCAATCTTCTACTACCTTTAGAAGCTAATTCCTCTAAACTCTTCTCCTTAAGCTCTTCATCGAAATTAGAATATACTGTATAAAATATATTTTCAAAATTAACCAATACTTCTGCCATATAGGTTTCAAGAAGCAACCTAACTTTTACCCTTTTATCCTTTTTATTTATAACCATAATTTCTGCAGGCATACCCTCATAAGGATATCCCCTTAACGTAATAAAAGATCCTACTTCTAATTTATCTATTATCTCGTCGGAAAATACGGATAATTTTTCAGCTATCTTTAGTAAATCTACTATTTCTTCCTCACGAGCAATAGCTACTATAGGGGCAAAATCACTTCTTAAAATACGTAATTTAGTTTTTTCATCAGTTTCCTCTTCTGGTAACATTCTACCAGAATTATCCATTCTTAAATTTGGTTTTGATCTAACCAATTGAAGCGGATCTACTACCCAAGCATATATAGCTGGTATCTTTTCTTTTAATTTCCTTAAAAATTCTGCATCACAAGCTTGTTTATAAGGAATCTGAAAGAACCCATAATTAAATAGCAAAGGTACATATTCATATTCATTTTTACCTTTAAATTGTTTTTTTAATATTCTTGTTGTAGGTATAAAAACCTTTACAGCTCCGAAACCCTTACTTAATAAATCGCTTTCCACCCTATCCACATAATCCCTATTAATATAGGCTACCACCCAAACATAATCTGGGAATTTCTTTTTCATCGTTTTTTAAGTATTTTTTTAACTAACCAATTAACTCTATAAGCCTTTGCAACCCCATGAAATTGTTTATAAGGTAAACTAAAAAAATCTTCAGAGTTTAATATTGCTATTTTCATTTCATCATTTTGAAAAGCTATATACCCGAATTTAGGTATAAAATCATAAGAAGATAGATATATCATATAAAAAGATAAAGGGATAGCCACGAAGTGCATATCTGTTTTCATACCATTACGCCTCATGAATAAACATGGTATTTTCTTTAACCTTTTAGCATCTCTTTCACATTGTTCCCAAAAATCAACTACTTTATTTGTTTTCTTACCAATAGTACCATCTATCATGTGAGAAAAATCTAAATCAGAATGGAATTTACATTCTATAGATAATGAGAATTCAGACATGTGTAACTCATCTATACAAATTATGTCTCCAGTAGATAATTTATTATGCCAACCCATTCCACCTGATTGTGGAGTCCTAGAAAATTTAAACCCCGTCCATTCTGAAAATAGGTGGGCAATACCCCTTTCATTTTTAGAACCTTTTCTTTTGGAATTAGTCATGGCCTTAAGGTTTATTTTAAATAGTATACTTACAATACCAAGGCTTCATGAAAGGCTAGTTATTCCGTTTTCAAATAAGATCCCTATAATATTTGCGTTAGTGGGGTTAAAATTATCCAAGTGAGTAACTAAATATAAAGACTTATATTTAGCTTTGTCTTGGATAAGTTCTGTAACAATCTCTATATTATTTTTATCTAATGATTCGAAGATTTCATCCATGATAAGAAGGTTACATTCTCTATCTGCATTCACCACATCATGTATAGCGAATGCCGATACCACATCTACCGATTGTTGTTGACCCCCAGATAAATCTTCATAAGGTACTACATTGATTCCATTATAAATATAAGTGATTAAATCCTTATTATGGCTTTCCATATCTATATCAAATAATACTTGGAAACCTATATAACTAGAGTAGTATGATAACTTATCATTTAATTTCTCGAGCATAGTTTCGAATATATACGTTTTTAGACCCTTATTAGATAAAGGGTCATCTATTAACCAGTCTTTGATCTTAAGCCTTTTATGAGTAATTCTTAAGATTTCCTTTTCTTTTAGGAATTCTTCTTCGATCGTCCTTAAATCGCGCGCATATTGGTCGTAATTATTTTTTAGAGTCTGAACCTTTAGAGTTTTTATCGTATTTTCTCGGTTTTCATTGTCTTTTTGAAGCTTATTATGATTTGCCCGATTTTCTTCTAGTATAACTTTATTATTTTCTAAATGAGTTACTTCTTTTTTTAGTTTTAAAAGACTAGAATATGCTCCCTTTGCATCTGAAAGACAACCTATTAGCTCTTCATTAGAATGCAAAACTTTTTTATATTTTGTTTTGATTCTATCCTTTTCCTCTTGTCTTTCTAATTCTGTATATGGCTTATTACAATTACTACAAACCTCTGGAATATCTTTTAAAGCCATTTTCAAATCCCTAATCTGTTTTTCTCCTTGTTCTAGTTTTAAAGTTAACCTTGCCACATTAGTAATTATATCATGTTCTTTACCTAAACCATTAAGTTTGGATATAGTTTCTTTTAATAAATCATCAGTATAAATATCGATAGCAGAATATTCTACATCTAGCATGTCTATTTTCTCAAGATTCTGAGTGATATAGAAATTTTGTTCTGATATATTTTCATCTCTATTCTTTTCGAAATTATCTGTAATTTCTTTTTCTCTAAGAACCTTATCTTGTATGTTATGAAGATCTTTTGAGAGATTATTTACCTTTAGTAACTGATCATCATAAGCAGGTTTTATTTTATCTCTCTCTAACTCTGCGATTTCTTTAGCCTTTGCAATGTATGTTACTTCAAATGCCTCATCAAATACCTTCTTCTTATTAGGACCTGTCTCAGTAATTAATCTCTTAAGTTTTTGACCAAAAATGATAGAATTTTTAAATAGTTCTGGAGAATAACCTATAATTTTTTCTAGGTCTTTTTGAATATTTTTCTTTTCTTTTACATTAAATATTTTACCATTTACCATGACAATAAACCTGTTCTTACCCTTAGCTCCTTCTATTTTACCCGTAAAATCTTTACATCTTATCACCCTAAGAATATCTTCGTTTATAAAGGCATTCACCTCTACCATAGTACCCCGATAATCTTTAAGTTTTGTAAATTCCCATGTTTCTACAGAACCAGAAAGAGTTTTACCATATAGACACCAAAACAAAGCATTAATGAATTTAGTTTTACCATAACCATTAGGTGCTTGTATTATATTAAGTCCCGGTAAACTCCAATTGAACGTTGATTTTTTTATAGGGCCGAATCCTTCGACTTCCATAATACCGAATAGAACCATTGTTTGATGTGTTTTAGTTTGGTTTTAGTTTTCATTCTCCAACGGAATAACCTATCTGTTTTCATTCTCAGATAAGTTTCTGTTCTATAGGCTGTACCTTTAAGGTTTCCCATTAGTCTATGAATTTCCTGTTCATCCAAAAACCAAAAACATACTCCTGTTCCATAGTGACTTTCGTTAACCATCGAGTAATACCGTCGATGTTAACAGGGAAATACAAGAACCTTGTTACTACCCTTTTGTCATACCTTTTAGGTGTTTTCCATTCCATTAGTCATCTGTTTTATGTAAAATATTTATTAAAGCTTTTATTTTAACTTTGCTAGTAATACCCTTTGTTCTTAGATACTTTTTAGCCAATGATTGTTTAGACATGTTAGTAGAAAATTTAACTACTTCCCCCTTTTCTCTTTTCTTTGATTTAATTATGGGTATCCAAAAATCATTAGTTTCTGGGTGTCCTTCTTCCTTATCGTATACTTTAAATTCTGGCCCCGGGTATCTTTTAAATTCAACTGAATAGTCATCATATATTAGAAGGTAACCCATTACACAACCCATATCAGATTTACGTTGTTGATAAGGAGCTCCTACCATATAAATGTTATTCCCAATTTTATCATGTTTATGTATATGACCCGATAGTACTATGTCAAATCCCCTAAAAAATTTACCCAAATTGCGAGGTATATTTTCTACTGTATTAACTTCATACCCACTAGGATCTCTTGCACCCCAAAGATCACAATGAATGAGCAATATATTATGACAACCCTCTCTTATATCTTCCCTAGCTTCATTAACAAGGTCACGAATACCAACGTTATGGCTAATATAAGGAATGCCCATGATATTAAGTCTCTTAATTTCAAGTCTTTTAAATTCAACGTTTTTAAAAAGGTTTGGGAAAGCTTTACAAGCCCCAAGAAACAAAGAAGGAGACTTATGGGATCTAGTATTAGTTTCAGATTGGTCATGATTACCACCTACCCCATATATGTGAACTTTATTTTCCTCGTCTAATTGCCTAAATAATGGATTAAAAAATTCGTAAGCGGCATTATCTATACCCTGAGGGGTATGAAACAAGTCTCCTGGGAATAGGATTGGTACACTCAAATCCCTTGCATGATTAGTTATGAACTGGATAAATTGATTGGAAACTTTTAATCTTCTCCTCTTCTCATTAAATTGAGGCCAATTAAATAAGTGCCAATCAGACGAAGCCAGAGCTATAACCTTTCTCATAAAGATAGGTGATTATTTATTATTTCTATGCGGTTATTAAAATCCCAATTACTTATGAAAATCAATTCCTTCTTATAAGTTAATAACCCGAATTGGTGACTTAATACCCAACCTATCGTGTTATCTACTAATTTCTGATAAGTTATATTTAATATTCTTTTACCGTCATTTTCTAATATAATATCACTACTTAGCCTTATAAAAATAACTGTATTAGCTAATGCAAAATCTGCTATACATAAACTATTCATAGCTTTATTATATTCTTCAGAATAATACCCTTGTTGTAATATGTAATAGGCATAGTTATCAATAGGACTTCTATCTGTTATAAAGTTATCCCCAGCTAAACTCAGAGCATCATGCCTCTTAACCCAAATAGCTTTTTGATACTCAAATCCTAATATAGGATCAGCTAAGCATTTTCTTAAAGCATCCTCATGGTTTTCAAAACCAAATCTTGGCCATACATCTTTAGCTGATGCAGATATATATGGAATACCATAATTTTCAGAAATATATTTTGCTAACGTAGTTTTTCCTACACCACTAGCTCCCGTGATAAAGATTTGTCTTTTCATAAAGTGTTTTATAAGTATTAATGAATTGTGGTTTTAAAAATGAATTTGTTTCAAATTGTCTGCAAAGCTTTTTTAATTTCTCATCATTAAAAATCCCATGTTCTATAGGCATCTTTTCTTTGATTAAAAATTTCCTATAGAAAAATTTAAGGTCTATGATTTGGCGGTTAAATTTATAGATTTCTTTTAGTTTTTGTTTATCTACCTTACCAAATTTATTATCACTCCCCAAAAATCTATTTACACTGCCAAATTCCTGTAAAAATTTAACCCCCCTTATTTCCCCAATACCCGGATACCCCGGTATATTATCCGAATGATCTCCTGTTAAACATAGGTAATCTACACATTGATCTGGATCATACCCGGTATATTTTATCAAATTAAATTGATCCATTAATACATTCTTACCAGTATTATAAACTAAGATATTATCATCTATCAACTGGTTAAAATCCTTATCACCAGAAATAATAATAACATCCCATCCCCTAATAGCATATCTTCTGGAAATCATAGCAATTAAATCATCAGCTTCAAAACCTTTTTTACCCGATATAGATATACCCAGAGCATTCATAAACTTCATGGCATCGTCTTTCTGACGATAAAAATCTTCCTTGTCGAAACCTAATTTCTGATCCCGTTGTTTATAAGATGGTAAGAGCCCCATCCTAAAGGGGCTCCGTCCACCATCCAAGGTAATTATGGCTTTATCAGGGATAAACTTCCTTATCAAACTTTCTACAATATAGGGTATTCCATAGACTACAGAAGTATTTACCCCATCCAAAGTATGAAGGTTAGGGAACTTATGGTAAGCCCTATAAGCTAAATGACTCCCATCAAGTATGACTAATTTATTCTTCATCATCACCTATGATTTCATCTGATTCTTCGATTTGCTTAGCAATTTTTTTATCACGTACTTGATACCTGTTAACACCTGCTTCAGCCAATTTATCCAGCTTATGTTGGGTTTTACTAAGCGTGTTGACTCCCGACTTTCTAACCAGTTTCTTTCTAAGTTCCTCATCTTTTTCCAATTTAGAATCAAGATCATCTTTACCTTCAGCAATTTTTTCTTCCCCTAACCAGTATCCACGTTTTCCCTTTTTAACATCAACAGCATCTGTTTGAATAAGTAATTGAGACAAATTACTATATTTGTTAAATCCCACTTTACCATATTCTTCGTTAAAATAAATCTCTGTTGTAAAAGAAGGTCTAGGAGGAGCTACCTTATTTTTCTTCATCCTGATACTTACCTCGTTACCTAACCAGATTTTATTATCTTTTTTGCCTTCTGTAATTTGTTTCTTTTGGAAAAAAGCCATTCTCTGGTGAGCAAAGAATTTCATTGCACTACCACCTGGAGTAGTATCCGGGTCCTCAAATATAGTTGCACCAAGTTTTTTCCTTAGCTGGTTAATGAAAATTAATATTATGCCAAGTTCAGAAAACAATTGATTCCTTATCCTAAGATATTTATAAACTGCTTTAGCCCTATTACCCATCTCTGCCTTAGCATCTGATTGAACAGAATTTATATTTGTTTCACAATCTAAAGCTGCAAGAGAATCAGTAACCAATAATATTGGCTCATTATGCCTTAGCTTAGATCTAAAAGTAACTGACATATCTGCAGCCCAATCAGATATTTTTTCTATAGAAGTTTCTGGATACAACATTATCCTATCTAAATCTAGCCCATTAGCCTTAGACCAAGCAGGATCAAAACTTTGTTCTGAATCGTTCCATAAAACTATACCCTCAAGATGTTGAGCACAGTATGCAAAATCCATAGCAACTAAACTTTTACCAGAAGATTCCCCACCAAAGATTTCACATATTTTCCCATAAGGTATACCACCACCCATCGTATAGTTTAAATACAAATGGCGTGATGGTAACCATAGAGAATCCTCAGGCAATACTGATATTTTACTTGCTATACCGGCACCTCGATACTTTTTAGCAATGGCGATATCAGTCATTATTGCCCCAGCTTTCCTTATTTCTTTTTTCTTCCTAATCAGCATCGCTGTTCTTCTTCAATTTTTTACCACCAAGTTTTTTCTTATCTGCTTTCTCTTCATCTTCTGTATCAATGTTTAAAAACTTAGCAGCTATTTCTTTTGTTTCCTCGTAAGTAGGGATAATGGATTTCAATTCATCCTTTAAATCATATACCTTACGGAATGCTTTAGGTAATACTGTATTTTTACAAGCAACTACTGAATATTCAGTATCTGTTTTACCGGAACCAGTACGAGATAATTTCAAATCATACCCTTTATCAGGATCAGTCATATCCCCCCATTCATCTTCGTCAAGGTAAAGATCAAGAATATCCTGATACATACCTGCTGTAAGCAATACGAATTTAGGACTATCGTCATTAATCTCTCTTCCCTTTTCATCCTTGTATATAAGACAAAAAGCAAGATATCTCTGACGAGGTGCAAATTTCTTAGCTAATGTCTTATCCTCATCATCATTAGAATCCTTAAGTTCTTCATAAGCTTCCATGATAGCACAGGGATTACCAAATGAGTTAGGAGATATTACCCCCTTAATTTCTGAACCCAAGTAAAACTGGGTTACTTCTTTAACAAATTCCTCGTCTTCCCCAACAGGTAGAATACGAACTCTAGTAGTCGTATCTGCCTTTATGAAAAAGATATTACCTGATTGGGAACGTGTTTTTAATTCTTCCCTTTTGTCCTGAAGTCTTTCCTTCAAAGTCTTTTTTGCCATAATTATTTCTCCTTTCGTAAATTAGCGGATAATGTTTGTATTAAGTTTACTCTTTGTTCAAATGATTTTACACATACTTCTATTATCATAGCTTGGTGTTCAGCTTCAATAAAATCTTCCTGTAAAGATATATATACTGGATTAACTAATACTCTGGCTCTTGCAGTTTCATTAGCATTTTTCTTACCAGTAGTCTCATCTATCTGACCCTTATATTTTATGAATAATTCAGCTTCTTTTTTCTCCATTTTCTTTTCCACTTCCTTCATACCTCTAATAAGCTTTTTGTAAAGCATATTTAAAAAAGCATAGGACGATGGTTGAACCTGAGCTTCATGATTTATTTTATTTTCATTAATAACCAATTCATCTGCTAAATTAAAATGGAAATCCTCATCTCCATAAGATATTTGTATGTTCATTAATTTAGAACTATTAGCATACAATTCTAATCTCTTTTCCTTATTCATGATATCCCTTTATTATTAATAGTATTTTAAGCAACCCATGTACTATAATCCACTGTCTTATCATAGGCATGTAATTCTCCCCAATTTTTACCTATTTCGAAATCTACTTTCATCTCAATATCTTGTATTTCAAAATTAAACCAAGTCTTAGTTTCTGGGTTTCTACATATCTCGTAAAGTACGGGTATTGCTGAATGTATGATAAGTGGGTTAAAATAAAATATTAATGAATCATGAACTGTCCCTACTTGTATTAATTCTGAAGGAATTATTCCTTTCTTCTTAGATTCTCTTATTAAAATGGAACTGAATAAAGCAAAGTCAGAAGCTGCTCCTTGTATTGGGGCATTAACAGATTGTCTTTCAGCTTCTGATTTTTTACCCCAATTGTCTGAATTTATATTTAACAATCTCCGCTTGCGCCCAAATAAATTATACACATACCCATTCTGGGCAGCAAACTTTTTTTGTCTATCAATAAATCTCCTGATTTTAGGAAATTGCCTATTGAAATCATCGAGAAATTCTTGAGCTTCATTAATCGTAACTTTCTCTCCCTCCTTTGCAAGATTTTCTGCTAATTTAATAGCAGTTTGCCCATAAACAATTCCAAAGTTAATTGTTTTTGCTTGCTTCCTTCTGGCTTTCCATAATTTAAAATCTGGGTTATTATCATCCTTTAATATACCTAATATAAAATCATACTCTACTCCCCATTTCAAAGCACATGATGCCGTATGTATATCTTTACCATCTTTAAACCATTTAATCATAGTTTCTTCCTTAGCAGATGTTGCTAGTACCCTTAATTCTGCCTGAGAATAATCTAATTGCAAAATTAACCAACCCTTAGGAGCAATGAACATTTTTTTGATGTCGCTACTTGTGGTATCTCTGGGTATATTTTGTAGGTTAGGATTTCTTGATGATAATCTACCAGTAACTGTTCCATGTAACAGAAAGGATCCATGAACACGATTATCAGAATGTGTACGTTTCCATATCCCATCAATGTACGTTGAGTAAAGTTTAGTTAATTCTCTGTATTCCAAAAGGCTTTTTATAAAACCAGTATCATCCTGAATAAGTAATTCTGTTAATGTATCTTCATCTGTAGATGGAGTTTTAGTTGGTTTCTTAGTTTTTTTATCTGTAGTAAATTTTACTATATCAAATCTAAATCCATATTCATTATCAAATAATAACTCTATCATTTGTTTAGGACTACCAAAATTAATAGACGCAAGTAATTCCTTTTCTTTTTTAGTATTATAACCACCTGCCAATAGTACAGAAGCTTTTTTTCTATTACCGGTTACAGCATATTCCGATAATATATCTTGTTTTACTACACGTAACCTTTCCTTTTCATATTTAAGGATTAATGGGTTATTTCTTAAAGCTTTATCACAATCAGAAATTCTTTGTTGATAAATGTCTATTAAAGATTTAACATACCCCATGTCAACTTCCATTCCCTCATATTCTGCTTCACTTAATACCCTAGATGCCATCATCATCATATTCCTAAACAAAGGATAAAACCCATTGTCTATTAACCTTTGTTCAAAAAATATCCATAATCTAAATGTTAAGTCTGCATCCAAAGCACAGTACTTTGAAAGGGTTTCTAATGGAACATTACTCCAAAACATAATCATTTGTTCTGGAGTAGCTTTATCACTAGGTTGACCAGGCAAATCATAACCTGCATGTTCTGGTATAAATCTTTCTACCATACTCTTTAAGTCATGTGGTCTTTCCTCATCCAAAATGTATTTAGCAAGCATAGTATCAAATACTCTACCCCTCATGATGATACCATATTTTCTCCACCAATTCATTTCATATTTAATGTTCTGACCTATTTTAACAATAATTGGGTTTTCTATTATTTCTCTACCAAATAATTGTAATACTCTAACCCAATTATCTTGGAATATACTTTCCTTGTGGGCTAATGGAATTATCCACGCACTCCCCGGCTGGAAAGATACCCCAAGTATAGTAGGTTTAGAACCCGGATACATGGCACTAGTACCAGTAGATTCAAAATCTGAGGAGCAATAACCAGTTTGTTTACAATACCTTATTAACTGGTGTAGCTCCCCTATATCTTGAACTATGTGATATCTATATTTTGATATCATCAATACATTGCTTTAGTTTTGGCCAATCTTTTTTATAAGTATGTAATGAGCCTATATTATGAAATAAATATCCCTTTTTATACTGGGTTTTTTCCGCTATGTATTCCATTAATTTCCAAGCAAGAAATACATCATTCCCAAAATGAGTTACAACATCAGCACTTCTCTGATTATATATTATGTGTAACCTACCATTTCTGTATAATAACTGGTAATTTAAAGAACATGGTATTCTTTTACTTCCACCCAACCTTTTAGTATCTATAAGTGGATCCCATATACTGATGATTGCCTGACGAGTATCTGGGTGATCTATTAATTCATCTATAATGAAGTGTAATTGACTTCTCATTCTTTCATTATATGTGTAATCAAATTTTCCCTGCTCATTAAGAAATTGTTTCCAAACATAATCCCTTATAAACCAAGCTTTTCCCGGATTAATACGAATAGGAGTGACTCTTTCTTTAAATTCTTCTTCTGCCCATATCATAGAAGTTGGGTCTGCAAAAAATAGATAATCTATTTTAAATAAATTAGTGAGACAATAACTATAATTAGTTATTTCCTTAGTCTCATAATCTGGGTCATCTACTACGATCTTATTCTGCATTGAAAATGGGTGACAAATTTGTCCCATCTCCCATACTTCCCTGAATATTTCAGACATTAACTCATAACAATTTGCATATACTCTCATACCTTATCCTCTATTATTACACCCATTATATCCAATTGATTCATGACAAGGTATTTCCTATCCTTGTCATCTATGTTTAATTCTACTTCTACTCCAGAGAAGTGACTGAACATAACCCTTTGGCCCATATAATATCTCATAGGTATTTCTATACTACCACTTCCTATTGATATAACATAGCCGAATCTTGGTTTATCTTGTTGTATATTAGTAGGTATGTATATATTACCTATCTTTTGATCAGGATCATCAGGTAAAACTAATACTCTTTGTTCGGCAGGTTGAAAATAAATTTTATTCATTGTTTTATTTATTAATAGTATTTTTCTTTAATAATTTCTTAGGTTTCTTTTCATCAGAATTAGTTATTTGGTCTGGGAATAATTTAAGGTTTTTAGCAAATAATGATTTAACATCTATATTATGTAATCTTTTCACTGCTCTTAAATGTACCCTGTACTTTATATTCAAAGACTCTGGTTTTTCAAATTTATCTAATAAACCCAATATCCTACCTGCCATTGGGGTATCATTACCTGCTAATAAGTTCCTCAAAGGTTTAAGAGTATTATACATAGTAAAGGCTTCACCCGATAAATATACATTAGCACAATAAACCTTAATACTTGCACCATGTTTAGGACCATACACATACTCGATAATTCTTTCCACCAAAAGAAAATCCATTAATAGCCTTTTAGTTACCTCTGATGATCTTATATTCATAACGACTATAGGATTATCTTGAGTAATCCTTCTTTGAAATACCAGAGATATTAAACAGGCATGACCAGATGTTTGTGTATTAGAAAATTTATAAACTACAGTATAGTGTTGAGCCCTTTTATTTTCTCTTTCCAATACTTGGCTCCTGGCAATATCAAGAAAATCGAAATCAATGTAATTAGAAATTAATTTAGACCATTTTTGAATACGGTATCCAAACATTTTCCCAAAATCAAATTCTGGGTCTACCCAAGCCTTATTTATTTCCATAAAATGGTCATAAGATATCATCTGTGGACCACTACGAACTCCACCATTAGCTACCACTTCTGGTTCTTTCATAGCTAAAAATTCATTTATCCATTCCCAAGCTTCCTGACTTGTGCTATGTTTGCTAATTATCATTTTTATACAACGATAAATGTAGATGGTACCCACATTTCTAAATCACCCCATAAGTCTTTTACTCTACACCAAATATCGCCACTTGGGTTTTCAGGTGAACGATAATTCATTTTTGTATGTAGGATTTTTACTATGTTACCCCTTGGTATAACGGTTACTCCAGGCCCATATATACGATTATATTCTAACCTAGATGCTCTTATACTACCCGATAATCCCCTTAATCTATCGGCTAATAATAATCGTTGAGCTCTTGTCTCTTGTGTTACAGTTTGTGTTCCCATATTAATACTTAGATTTAATTCTGAATTGGTTAACCTTATTCTTTTTATAGTAAATATGAAATAGTGATTCCTTAGTAAAACCTGAAAAAGCAAGAAAGGTAAACATAGAATAAGCACATTTTTTAAGAGCATTTTCATATTGACCTAGATCAGTTAACATGTGGCTTTGTTTCCAGGGTTTATTTTTTAAAGTATTCCTAGCTAATTGAAGCCAATAGGTTATATCCCAAAGGTAAACTTTCATTTGTTGACGTAATACTTTACTTAAAGCACGACCCCCTCTTAAAAATTCATCCCTAAGATCTGAATCCCTTATTACCATCCTTTTGGGGATTTTAACTAAAGGTAAATGAGTTTCCACTAAATATCCACCTAATTTCATGTATTCTGAAAGTAAGTCAGGATTACTAAAGGATACTTCCCAATCTGTTTCCATCCATTTTTTAAGGTGAGATACTTCGTAACCAGAAAATATCATAAGCTCTAACCAGAAATGAATGGCATCAGCGACTTCTTCATTAAAATTCTGAAGGTGTGGTATCATATCTGACTCATCTTCTCCATGATGGAACATATCCATCATTATCTCGTAAGATTCAAATCCCTCTCCAAATTCTTCTATGATACGGGCAGAAAAATCTTTTATAATATTCTGGCTTTGCTTAGTATGGATATCAATGGGATATTGTGGTAAACCCTCTATCTTTACATAATGATTAATAAGGATCTTCTGTAAAGCAAATAAATCCGAAAACGACGTTAAGCCCGGATAAATAACCTCTTCTTTAATGTCTCTAATATCCAATGTCTTAATTATTGTACCAAGAAAAGCCATCGGGGTCAATCCTTGATTGGTTAATAAATCTTTTTATCGGGATCCTACTATAACCCGTGATTCTAGTAGATCATTTATGAAATGCCAATATTTAATTTATATAGATGAGTCATATAGTTTTTTAACAATATCCTTATTTAAATTTAATTTCCTTGATATGATCAGAACTGTTTTAATTCTGGGTTTCCCCTCAGCTTTATATTTT